GTGGTTAGCGACGTTTCTTTCCTGGTCCTCTTTATATCGATTAAAAAAGTCCGATGCTTTAGCTTGGTCCTCAGTAAGTGTTGGCGAATTCAACTTGATTTCGTCGTAGTACTTATCCTTGGTTTCATTTAAAAACGTACGGGCCTTTGCAACCTCTTCTTTATACGCGAGTTTTTTTCTACGGATATCTCGCTCCTCGTCTAGGTCTTCGTCAAATGCAAAGTTGTCCTCGATCATAAACTCGATTTCTTCTGCACTCAAGTGAGATTTAGTGTTTTTGTAATATTCTTTTACTAATACGTCCCGATCCACGTCGTCGTAATTAGTGTTTAATCGCATGTAATCCTGCATGGTCCCGCCGGTTTCACGCATAAAATCGACTAGCTTTGTAATGTTTTCCGGTAACTCCACGGCTGGCGCGGCTGGCGCAGTGGCTGTTTCTGCGGGCTTAGCCGGCTCAATAGGCTTATCATCAACTATTTCTTTTATAACTCCGTCTCCTTCTCCTGCTTCTTCTAAAAGCGGATCCGCAGCCGTTATATCCTCTTTAGGTATTACTACTTTTGTTACATTACTTGGAACATCTATTAACGGCTCCTTGTTTTTAGCTGCTAGCTGCTGCTCTGTAAGTTTTGGTCTACTTTTAATTTTAAAAGTCCCCTCTGTTTTTTCACTCATGATATGATATTATATAATTATTAAATAGGTACTTATTGCGGGTTGAATTGAGATAGATCAAATCCGCCTAGGTTATCATTGCCGGCAGACTCAAAGTCTTTGGGTAATCCCTGTGTTTGCCTCTGCTCTATTAGCTGGCTTTGTTGTGATCCTTCTTTTTCAATTCTTTTATCTTTGCGGTCTTCTACTTGTGCATCTTTAGCTCGTGTTTCTTGAGACTTCATCTGCGCAAGCTTTAAGTTGTATTGGAACTCTGTTGCCATCAACTCTTTTTTAATCTGTGCTTCGGCCTGCATTCTTTGCATTTCAAAGTTTGATTTAGCTTGCTCAATTGCTACCTTTTCAGCGGTCATTGCTTGTTGCTTTTGCACCTCAGCCATTGCAGCTCTTTCAGATGCTTCTGCGTTTGCTTGGGCTTGCGCTTGTATATTTTGCTGAACTAGCGCTTGCTCCCTTTCCTGTTTCTTCTTGCGCTTGAGCTTTAGCATTTGATTAGCTAGCTTAAGGTTTTTTATGGTATTAAGATCAATTGAATCCTCTATATCAATTTCTTTTGTTTGCAAAGCTATTTGTATATTTTTTTGCAATTCTGCTTTTTCTTCATCGTCTGGTTCCATTTCTAAAAATATACCAAAGTCATGCAGGTTGAGGTTTTCAATTTCTTTTAAAGTCTCTACATTAAAAGTAGATACGCTATTCATTAAGGAGTTTTTAGTAAGAGGAAAGCTTAATACATCAGCTATTTTAAGCGAAATGTTTTCACAAGTACTTAGCGTTAATTGTATGCTCGCATCCTGTATATGCTTAGTAGCGGTGTTAGACGCATTTGCTGCCATTTTCTGCAAACCAACTAAAGCATTAGGATCCGGCATTGCTCCGTCCCTGGCTTCATTCAGCCCAGTAACGTCTCTAATCATCTGCATATTATAGTTATATGCTGTAATTAAAGATTGTATTTTAGATATACCAGAGGAGCTTGATAATTCTTGTATAGGAACCTTGCCTCTGTTCATATCCCCGTCCTGCGTCATTGATCTACCAACAACTGAACCTGTTTGGAAGTACATGTTTAATGCTTCCGCCGGGTTATAATTTGTACCATTACCTAAATCAACTTCTGCTAAACCATCAATATCTAAAAATATTCCATCAGGAACCATTCTAGATAGTACCTGCTGTATTTTTAAATGCGTTAATTGTATTACGTCAGCAAACCCAATGCACTTGCTTATAAGCGACTGTATCACTCCCTTGTACATTCTAGGAGCAGCTATAGAGTAACTCATTTCCACTCTTGTAGTGTCAGCCATTGGGCGAGTCATGTTTTCGGCTAGTTTCCATTCTAGCATAATGTCCGTACCTACTACTTTGGCACCTTGGTACAATACTTCAATTGACCTTGACACTCTTTCAAAGTTGTCATTTGGTGGGGGATCAAATTCGTTTGTTTTTTCAATAGCCTTTTCAAGACCGTTGTCTGTTTTCTTTATTTTAAACACCTGGTCCGTATAAGTTTTATACTCAAAGTATAATACTTGTACTGTATTATAGTCGTAGTTCTCAAAGCCTCGTATCATTCTACGATTGCCTGGCATCTTTTGAATTCTTTCTAATTGCTCGTCAGATATATAAGGGAATTCTTTTTTAAGCTCTGGTATTGTTATAGATTTAACTTCACCTACATAATATATATCCTCGAAGTTAGGGTCCTCCGTATAAGACCATACGCAATAAGCTGGATCTACGTAGTCAACAACTATACCCTCTGCCGGGTTAAACGATGTTTTAGTTATGCCTATTCCGATATTAACTAAATCTTGATTTATCCTAGCTCGCGTTAGATTATACTCGTTAGTAGCTAACACAGTGCTAATAGCTTCTTCCTCCGCTATTTCTATAGCAGGCTTGTACTTAAGCTGCATGTGCAAATCTCTTTCTTCTGTAGACTCAGGCAACTCTCCATCAGGAACACCCGAACGGCTAAGGTCCATGGGTATAACCGCGCTAGCTTCTGCCCGGGCTTCTCTTGTCATCATATCAAAAAGAAGATTCTCCGCGTAATCCGTTCTAGCTTTTAAAGACTCAGGATCTTGCGAGTAAGCTGATATATCATATTGCTTTTGAGTAATACCATTAGCTACAATGTTTGAAAACTTTGATAGTATGGGTACTGGCTTCCAATCTAAATTCAAATAAGATAAATCGCCGTTAATAGCTAATTCATCTTTATATTTTTGAACGCTTTGTTCTCCCCTGGCGTATAACCTTAGGTTATGAAAGTTATTCCAGTTAGTTAGATATCTATTTGAACCTGCACCTCCATAATTAAACCACTCTTGCTCAATAGCACGAGAAACCTGCAATCCGTATTCTAGCGTTGCTTTTTCAGCGTCACTTACTACCTGATCAGGAAATGGACTATTAGTATTTGTACTTACATTCATCTATTGCATTATTTTTGAGGTGGTTCCTTTATTGTCGTATTTCTTAAACCCTAAGGAATATTTCTTTGTGGTTATAGCTCCCTTAGGACTATATCTGTGTTTGTTGCATGCCATCAAAGCTAAGCCGGAGCTTATCGATGCATCATGCTTTGTTCTGTTGTTTATATCAAACTTAGCCCAGTCTTCTAATGTTCTTTGTAAATAAACATCACCGTACCCTTCTTTTGTTTGACCAACAAAATCTTCTATATAAGTTTCAATTGCTGAGGCGTGTGCTTGCTTGATGTCTTCACTTGAGTTAGGTATACCGCCTACTTCTCGCTCTGACACCGACAACTTGTTGTAAGACCTATCTGGTCTGTTGATACTAAAGCCTCTATATCCTCGACGCTTTAAATAATAAAGCAATCTTGGTTTGTTGTTTTCAGCTAATATAGGCATTCCGTAAAATACCATAGCCATCAGTACATCTTCAAAAAACATTTCAGCTGTTGATGGTCTAGCTATGTATTCTAGAAAGAAATGGTTAGGAGGGGCATCCTCCATTGAAAATTTCGTTAATCCATGAAGTGATCCGTTAGAGCCACCACCGCCCACAACACCACTAATGTCATAACTGTCACAACCAAAAGCTCCCATGTGCTCGTTTCCTGGATATTTAATACCATTCTTTATTATTATATTATTCTGTTGTTCTTGATCAGGGACCCAAGTAATATAAAACCTACCGTCTTTGTTCGGGTAGAACATTACTTTTGTGTCTTTAATACCGTGTTCCCATTGAAAGTTTCCTTTCGTAACCATTGTATTGTTTTTTAACTCGTCATTGTAGTCTATCTGTTGATAGATCTTAGTCAAGTTAAATAATGATTGTTTAGACTCATCTCTAAAAGCGTGTTGTTCTGTTCTTGGGAATTGACGATAGTATTCGTTCAACGCATCCGGATCGTCTTTTAATCCTTCAACTTCATTTTCCCAATGATCAATGACGCCCTCATCAATAACGTCACCTTGAGGACCAAGAATATCTTTCTTAGGTACGTCAAAAACCGGCCAACCGTGTTCATCGATGAATCCTTCATAGTTCCACTCCATCGGTATAAAAAGCTTATATAATCCACTTTTTGTTTGCCCATTCTTATTTCTTTTTGTAACGTCTGAATCGTTATATAATTT